GGGCGCTGCCTCTGCCACGGGCTACCAGGGCGCTGCCTCTGCCACGGGCTACCAGGGCGCTGCCTCTGCCACGGGCGACCGGGGCGCTGCCTCTGCCACGGGAAAGAACTCCGTCGCCTTGTCCTCCGGTTTCGAGGGTAAGGCGAAAGGCGCTCTCGGCGTGTGGATCACCGTCGCCGAGTGGAACACCGAACCTTGGAGGGACGACGCCGAGATAGTCGCCATGAAGTCCGCCAAGGTCGACGGCAAGCGCATCAAGGCAGACACCTTCTATCGCCTCGTCGGCGGGAAGCTCGTCGAGGCGGGGTCGTGACGGAGCGGAAGATTCCGCCGCCGCCCGGTCCGGTCACGATTCGGAAGACGCACGCGACGCCGGGCCTCGAGCCGATCGGCGACGTCGAGGTCGCGGCGAAGGACGTCGACGCTCGCTACTGGTCGGTCACGACGATCATCAAAGCCGCCACGTCAAACGCCGGCCTCGTCTATTGGAAAGGCGAGACGGTGGCGAAGGAAGCCGTCCGGATCGCTCGGACGCTCCCCGCGCGGATCAAAGACGACGGCGAGAAGGCGACCGTCGAATGGCTCATGGAAGCCGACCGGCGCGACCGGGTCGGTCAAATGTCGGCGTCGAAGCTCGGGACCGCCGTTCACGATGAGTGCGAGTACCTCGCGCTGAATGGTCACTTTCGAGAGGACATCGACCCGGAAGTCCGACCCTTCGTAGAGCAGTTCGACCGATGGCTTCAGCGGTATTCGCCGACGTACATCGCCGCGGAGATGCCCGTCTACTCCGACACCTACGGGTACGCCGGAACGACCGACTTCATCTTCGAGCTTGACGGCGTCCGATTGATCGGCGACTACAAGACGTCGAGGAAGTCGCTCACAAGCTCCGGCAAGATCACGAAGCCGTACCCGGAGGTCGCGCTTCAACTTGCGGCGTACCGAAACGCCGAGCTTGCGGCGACGTGGCAGGCGCGGCGCTTCGAGAAGTGGTCTCGCCGGTACTACCTCATGGACGCCGACGAGCGGGCGCTTGCCGTCCCGGTCCCGGCCGTCGACGGCGGAGTCGCTATCCACATCACGCCGGACCATTGCGACGCCTACCCCGTGCAATGCGGGGACGCCGTCTTCGACGCCTTCACCTTCGCTATCGAGATGGCTCGGTGGAACTTCGAGCTTTCCCGCGACGTGATCGGACCGAAGCTCGAGAAGGCCGAGGTCGCGGCATGACGACGCCGACACGACGGAACCGTCGCGGCGAACTCGTCGCGATCGTCCTCGTCTTCATGCTCGCTCCTCTCGTCGTTCCGGAGGGACCGGCGATCCGACTCGGCGTCATTCATCCGGTCTTCGACGTGTGCGGGTACGTCGGCGCGATGGCGATCGCCGCCTTCGCTCGAGGCTTCCGCTCATCGTGGCAAAGCCGGGCGAAGTGACGGCCGCGCTACTGGCGATCGTCCGGACGCTCTCGCTTATCGACGCTCGGCGAAAGAGGCGGGAAGTCCGTCGCTCCGCCGCCCGTCGTCGTCACCCGTCTTCGGCGTGGTTCGACATTCCGTGACGGCCGTTCTCCTCGTCATCGGGACGGTCGCCTACGTCGGCCTCATCCTCGCCTCACTCACTCTCGGCCGGCACGTCGCCGCCGATTCCCTCGACCCGGACAGTCGGTCCGATCGGAGCACTCATGGCAATCATTGACCTACAACGGAAGTTGGCCGAAGCCGGCCGAATCAGAATCGGGACTCAGGTCCCGTCGAGTAACGGACGGAGTCGACCGAGCAAGCTCGACGCCTTCCGATTCACGTCCCGCAACGTCCGAGCGATCGATGCGATAGCGGGCATCTACGGCGGCATCCCTCAAGTTTGGGAAGGCGCGCCGACCGGGCAGCGTCAGTACGAAGTCTTCACCGAAGCGGCGGAGATCGACGTACAGGTCCCGCCCGAGCACATGGCGCTCTCACAGTGGCTCGAGCTTTGGTCCGGCGGCGGATGCCTTCGGCGGTGCGACGGCAAGACGGACACGATCTCGGAAGGTCCGTGCGTTTGTCGCCAGCTTGACGACGACGACGTCCCGGTCGATCGGGATCACCCGCGGTGCAAGGCTCAGACGCGGCTATCCGTCATGCTCCCGGCGTACCCGTCGTCGGGCCTCTGGCGGCTCGACACCGGCAGTTACTACGGGGCCGTCGAAATCGCCGGGGCCGTCGAGATGGGCGGGCTACTCGCTCAGGCGACCGGACGCGCTCTCCTTACGGGAGTGCTCCGCCTCGAGCAACGGGAAGTGAGGCGACCGGACGAACCGACGAAGGAATTCGCCGTCCCCGTCCTCGACCTCGACCTTTCCGCTCTCGCTCAGTCGGCACCGGCGGCGATCACCGCCCCGGCCCCGACGGCGGCACTCCCGAGCGGCCCGACGCCGATCAGGACCGAGGCTCCTCCGTCGCTCGCCGAGCAGATCGCAGCGGCCGACACTCCGCCGCCACGCGTCCCGCGGTCGAATGCGGCGGAGCCGATTCCCGCGACCCGAGCGCGCCCGCGGACCGCGGCCGAAGCTCAGTCATCGCGGCCGGCGACTCCGGCCCCGGCAACGGGCGACCGTCCGGAGCGGACGACAGGCGGCGCGAGTCAAGCGTCGATCCGTCGCCTCTTCGCCATCATGCGAGGGAAGCCGGGCATTCCGAGCGAGCGCGCCGGTCGACTCCTTTGGGCGTCCGCCGAACTCGCCGGAGCGGGCTTCGGCGAGCGAGTGCTTCAGTCCTTCGACGACCTCTCTCAAAAGGAAGTGTCGGGACTGGTGAACCTTGCCGAAGGGAAGCCGTTCGATCACGACGACCGCGCTCCGCGATCGTCGAGCAGCGCTCCTCCGCCTCGAGACGATGCGCCGCAGCCGAACGATCCTCCGGCCGACTACGGCTACGACGAGGAGCCTTTCTAGTGCGGGCGCTCCTCGACCTTCTCTTCGGAGGGATGACCGAAGGCGGAAAGACGGTCGCCTTCGTGATCTACGTCCTTCTCGTCCTCATGCTCCTCGATTGGTGGGCGATCGACTTCGTTCGCGGCCTATGGGGACGGCTCGTCCGTCGCCGGCGGTGGCGGGCGTGGGTGCGGACCTATAAGCGGGACCCGCGCCCGACGGTTTTCATCAAGGCCGACACGTCCGCTTTCGAAGGCGTCCTCCGCTCGATTCGGACCGGCCGATGAAATCGAACGACGCATCGCGGATCACACCGACTCCGAAGCACTACCCGGACCGGCCCGACGTCGTCGAGCACGCCGGCGTGACTGGCCGCGTGGTCTACGGCGGGGAGTGGATTCGGATCGAAACCGAGGGCGGAGCCTTCGGCGCGATCTCGGCCGCAACCCTCGACCGGGCGCTCGCGTCGTGGCGCGAGATGGTCGGACCGGAGATCGAAGAGGAAGTCGCCGCGTGACGACCTCCCAAATGACGATCGACGACGGCATCGACGAGATGACGAGCTACGTCGACCCGGTCGAGGTCGTCGCATCGCACGCGGACGACCAATGGATCGAAGCCGCTCGCGGCGTCATCCGTCATATGTCGGACGGCTTCGACTTCATCGCCGAGGACATTCGGATAGCGGTCGACGGACTCGGGTACTCGACGACCGATCATCGAGCGCTCGGGTCAGTCATCCGAGAAGCGAACCGGACCGGACAAATCGAGATGACCGGGAAGCTCCGCCGCGCGGCGACTTCTCACGGGTCGTTCAAACCCGAATGGCGGCGAAGCCGATGACCGAGCCGAAAAAGAGGTCTATTTCGGCGCTCGAGGAGCTTTTCGCTCAGCAACTCATGGCGATCGACCTCCGTCCCGCTTGCGTCCTTCACCCGGCACGGGAGTACGTCTTCGCTCGGCCTCGACGGTGGCGCTTCGACTTCGCATGGCCGGAGCGATTCGTCGCCGTCGAGGTCGAGGGCGGGACCGGAATCTACGGGCGGCACAACCGACCCGCCGGCTTCGAGGCCGATTGCGAGAAGTACGCCGAAGCGGCGATCCGTGGATGGCGCGTGATCCGGGTAACCGGGCGGATGGTCAAAGACGGCCGGGCAATCGAGCTCGTCCGCCGGGCGCTCGTCGTGACCGGAGTCGAAGTCGCGTGATTCTCGTCCTCGACGATGGGAGTCCGTTCCTCGTCGACGGCGGACTCCTCGAGCTTCGTCGTGTGCTGAAGCCGAGAGGGATCGTCCTCGTCAAATGCCAAAACTACGTGAGTAGCGGGCACCTTTGGACGGGAGCGAAGCGGACTCTCGACTACGCCGAGCGCATCGGCTTCGAGGTCGTCGATTGGTGGACTCACGTCGGCCACGTCCGGGCGCAACCGACGGGGCGTCGCATCGTTCACGCTCGACAGAACGCGTCGACGCTCTTCGTCCTCCGGTCGCCGAAGTGATCCGCCGGACCGGGCCGTACAAGCCGACGATCGTCCCGCGACCTCGTCTCGAGGAGTGGGGCGATCTCCGGCACGGCGACGAAGTCACTCTCCGGGGCGAGCGGGGGACCTACCAATTCCTCGCCGTCGCGATCGGCGACGACGACTCGATTCTTTGGGTCGACCTCGTCGGCGGGACGACCGGGCGACACGCGATCAAAGCCGTGAAGCCGGAACGCGTGAAGGTCCCGACGCTTCGGGCGCTCGAGGCGCAACGGCGGGCACGCGTGGCGAAGCGAGACGCCGGGAAGTGACCGTCACCGGAAAGCCGCGCATCCCGTGTCACGGGCAGCGCGTGACCCTCGACGAGACGCAAGACCCGCAGCGCCGGCGGTGCCGGACATGCGGCGCAGTTTGGACGGCCGTCCTCGAAGAAGGCGGCTCGGAAGTCATCGGAACCCGAGGCGACTACCGCCTCGACTGGACTCAAACGAAAGAAGGAAAGTGAGAATCGGAATCGACCTCGACGGAGTCGTCTACGACTTCACGGGAGCACTACGGGAGCACGTCCACATCACGACGGGGCGCTCCCGAGAGTCAATGCCCGACCCGACGTGCTGGGAGTTTTACGCCGTCGATTGGGGAATGACGCTCGACGAATACCTCGACTTCGCCCGTGACGGCGTCGAGTCCGGAGGCGTCTTCTCCTTCGGCGTGCCGATGTCCGGAGCGGTCGAGACAATGACGCGGCTCAAAGATGCCGGCCACACGTTGCATATCGTCACGGCTCGGGGACTCGCTCCGCGAGCCTTCGAGAAGACGTGCTCATGGCTCCGCCGTCACAAGGTGCCTTTCGACACCCTGACGTTTGCCGAGGACAAGACCGTCGTAAAGCTCGACGCCTTCATCGATGACCGTCCGAAGAATGTCGACGAGCTTCGCGCCGCCGGAGTGGCCGCGTTTCTCCTCGAGTGCAACCGCGGCGACCAGTGGGGCCACAAATGGAAGGTCGCCGATTGGGGGGAATTTGAGCGAGCGGTCGAGTTACTAGCGCACCCGGAGCGGCCCGGCGATCCGGCCTTCGATCCGACTTCGGAAGCCGAAGCGCCGCTCCGGAGAGAACCGTTCCTCGTCTTCCCTCGAGGCGAAGAGGTCCGAGTCGTCAACGAAACGACGGGCGGCGAGAAGGGACAAAAGCTCGCCCGCTTCGACCTTCTCCCGTGGGACGCGTTGACAATGGTCGCGGAGCACTTCGGAATCGGAGCGCGGAAGTACGAGGACCGGAATTGGGAGCGGGGCTACTCGTGGTCACTCAGCCTCGGCGCTCTCGGCCGTCACTTCGCGGCGTTCATGTCAGGCGAGGACATCGATCCGGAGACGCAGTCGCCACACATGGCAGCGGTGGCCTTTCACGCCCTCGCCGTGCTCCGCTTCATGGTGGCTCACCCGGAACTCGACGACCGCGGCAAGGTCGAGGACGAGGTCGCGGCGTGAGTGCCGGCGACGAGAACTTCCCGTATCACTCGAAGGCCGTCGAGCTTGTCCGGGCCGAGCGGGACTCTCAATTTCGAAAGTGGGGCACCGATCCGGGTCGGGTCGAGGAGCCTCACGGGAATCAGGACCGGCGACTCCGCGTCCTCGTCGAAGAGGTCGGAGAAGTAGCGATGGCGCTCAACGATCGGGACCCGATTCACCATCTACTCGACGAGGTCGTACAGGTCGCGGCGGTCGCTACGGCGTGGGCCGAAGGACTTCTAGCGGAGATCGAGCAGGACCCGAGAAATCAGGCCGTGTCTTGATCCGGTCCCGTGAAACCCTCGACTACCTCCGGCGTAAGTACGAAGCCGACGTCGACGTCGTCGCCGTGCTCGACGAGGTCGACTCTCGTCGCCGGGTCGAAGGACTCGCGACATCAAGCCTCGACGTCTTCCTGTGCGCTTCATGCGGGACGCGCTTCTCGGACTCAGTACGGGCCGAGAGATGCGCCGAACTCGATCGGAAGATCGATGAGTCGAAGAGCCATATCCGAGCGGCGAAGCCGGACCGGGACGCGGCGTGACGGTGGCCGAGGAACGACCGCCGACACTTCCCGAACCCGCTACCGACTGGCGGCGCGAGCGCTTCGAGATCGTCTCGAGGCTCGAGGTCGAGATGCTTCGTCCCGTGCCGGAATACCGATGGCCGACCGAACGACGTCGGCTCGTCGAAGCGCATGACGCCGCCTATCTGACGTCGACGTCCCGCGCCGCCAAGGTGGACCGCAAGCCGCCGCGGCAACGTGCGCCGATCGTCGGCACGGACGAAAACGGGCTACCGCCGGCGGCTCTACCGATGCCGGCGAGCCTCGCTCGGAAGTCGCACGCCGAGCGCGTCGCAACTCAAAAGAGGAGCCGCCCCGAGAAGGTCGCTCCGTTCCGTCCGCTCCCGAAACGGGAGTCGTCGGGAATGCCATTCATTCAAACGCCGGTCGATCGCGACGCGGCCATAGCTCGAGCAGCGGAGGCAATGTGAAGACCCGGAAGACCGTTTACATGGTCTTGATCGACGAAGCCGACGGGAAGACGTTCGATTGGGACGGCGAGACGTACACCGATCGCTCCGAGGCGGAGTACGCGTGCGCCGCGGCGCTAGATGCCGAATGGGACGCCTACGTCGTCGAGGCGAAGCCGCCGGAGTCGTCGATCGAAGACCTGACGGCGATCGTCCTCGAATCGCTCGCGGCGAAAGCCGACGGGCGCGACTTTGACGAGGAAGCGGCGTCGCAAGCGATCGAAGTGCTCGCCGGCGTAACGCTCGTTCAATCGGGACTCGAGATCGACGACGTCGAGCGGAAGTTTCAGGCTCCGCATACGTGCCACGCGAGCTACACCGAAGCCGACGGACTCTCGATCTCGATCGAGTGGCATGACGCACCCGAAGTCGAGGTCGCGTGATCGAGGTCCGGATTCGCCTCGAGGACGACGCATGACGCAAGTCGTCAAAGGTGATGCGTTAGCGCCCGAATCGACTCGCAACTCATCACAAAAGAGGCCGAGGGATGCTCGGACAAATCCATACGCGACGGCGACGTGCACGACTTGTGGCGGACCGATCGTCCTCCCGCGCGCCGGCTCGGCGAACAGTAGGTCGAAGTCGAAGAATCACGAAGGACAGTGGATACACGTTGACCTCTCGGCGACATTGCATGTTGCGGTCGCTCCGAAGAATGTCCTCGGGAGTGTGGCGTGAAGCGCGTACAGATCGGATGGCTCTCCGAAGACCTTCCGGACGAAGACACTCTCGAGGAGTACGTCGAGGGCGAGTGCCGAAGCGATTTCGGACCTGACGTCTTGTCGCTCGCCGAAGGCTCGAGAGATGCCGTCGTCTATCACTCGCACCGGGACGGCGTCGGTAGCCGCTTCCTCCCGGTCTTCGTCGAGTGGGAGCCGACGGACGTTCAAGCGGACTCGGAGTGCGGGCGTCCGGATTGCGATCACCCGCGGTGCGCGAACTCGATCGCGTGTCCGCTCAACATCGAAGAGGCGAACCGATGACGTGGCTCATCGGTCAGCTTCCGTCGATCGGACTCTCGGTCGTCGGGATGCTCGGCTTCTATCTCGTCGGCGAGAAGCGGCGCTCGGGATGGCTCGTCGGGATCGTGAGTCAGTTCCTATGGCTCGCCTACGCCGTCGCCTTCCGTCAATGGGGCTTCGTCCTCGGGTGCTTCATCTTCGGCGGGACCTACCTCCGGAATTGGCTCCGATGGAAGCCGGGAGCGTCAAAAGGTAAAGGCCGGGAAACCCTCGACCAATACTTCAGGCTTCGCCGCCTCTATCTCTCCGGTCGGCTCGGTTACGACCTCGACGGCCTCATCCGGAATGCGACGCCGGTCGACGTGCCGTCGATCGTGTGCGGGACGTCGAAGGCTCCCGGCGGTTGGTGGTGCTCGAGGTCGCCGCTACACGATGGACCTTGCGCGGCGTGGCCGATCCGACGTCGGCTCGATCGGCTTTCGTGGCGGCTCGGAAGGCGCTTCTAGTGCCCGGCTCCGGACTCTTCATCAAACTCGACGCGAGCTACTACGAAGACGATCGGATGCTCGACCTCTCCGACCTCGCGGAGCTTTTATACGTCCGTTCGCTATGTCTAGCGAAAAGGCTAAACACCGGCGGACTTCTTACGACGAAGCAACTTCGACGGATCGGTCCGGACGAATCCGACGTGGTCACTCTCGCCGAGGAACTGGTCGAGGCCGTCGACGATGTCGGGATCGGACTCTTCGTGTCAGCCGGTCGAGGGCGCTACCAAATCACCGGGTGGGAGAAGTGGAACCTCACGACCGACGAGGTCGAAGAGCGTCGCGCCGCTCCGAATCACCGGCGGTGGCACGTCACACGGGGCGAGATCGACCCGAAGTGCATCCTCTGTCAGCGCTACCCGGAGACGGTTATCCGACCGGAGTCCGATCAGAATCCGACCGGAGTCCGATCAGACTCTTCGCAGATATCCGGCGGAGTCAGGCCGGACTCTCTAGAGAGAGAGACAGAGAGAGAGACAGAGAGAGAGACAGAGAGACTTACTAGGCCGAGGCCGACTTCGTCGTCCCGGCCGAAAGGCGCGGCGACTCCGTCAGACCCTCTCTTTGAAGCGATCGCCGAAGCGTGCGGTATCGACTGGCGCTCTCTCACTCGAAGCGCTCGAGGCGAACTGAATCAAGCGACCCGACAGCTTCGTGAAGTCGAAGCGACTCCCGCCGACGTTGCAAAGCGAGCGGTCGCCTACCGCCGGCGGTGGCCGACGATCGATCTCACGCCGAGCGCTCTAGCGAAGCATTGGTCGACCGTCACGTCGAAGACTCCGGGCGAAGCCGCTCCGACGTCGGCTCGACGCACCGTCCGCGACTCTCTCGTCTCAGCGCTCGCCGGCGCTCGTCATTCGGGCGACCCGGAAATGATCGAAGAGACGGAAGCCGCACTAGCCGAATACGACCGAAAGGACGAAGGCCGATGACGGCCGAAGTGGAAACGACCGACGAGGACCGAACCGAATTCGCTCGGACGGTCTTCGATCGCGTCGAGGAGATGGCAGCGGAGGAGCATCGCCGGCTCGAGGTCGAACGCCGAGCACGGCTCAGGCGTCAAGGCGTCGACCCGGACGGACCCGTCGGAAAGACCGTCCTAGCGATGCTCCGTCGTCACGACGAGGTCGAGGCGAAGGTGCTTCATTCGTGGTTGCTCTATGGCGAGGTCTTCATCTCCGGCGACGAGGTCATCGGTCCGAAGCGGATTTTTCAGCGTTCCGACGGGTCCTTCGAGGTCCGTGCTTAGTGCCGACCTTCTCTCCGATGGCCGGCGACCGCTCGAGGCAAGCGGACTCGGCGCAATGGATGCGAATCCTTCACGAAATGCGGGAACTCCTCGACGATCTCGAAACGCTCTCACCGTTCGCTCGAGCGAAGGCGAACATCGCGGGCTTTTCGAACACGTCACCCGGATTCGGCGCGCCGGGCCGCGGTAGCGATCCGAGCGATTCGACCGGGAGTCAAGCGGTCGCCGTGGCGATGAACGACGAGCCGCGTCGTGTGGCTCGTCAGAGGATGGAACTGCAAACCGAGCTTGCTCGGAACGCTCTCCGGGCCGCGGTGGCTCAGGCTCGGTCGTGTCGTCCGGCCGACTACATCGAAGCCGACGAAGAGCGGTGCGGTTGCGGTACGACCCGGAACGAAGCGACGCGGGGCGGCGCTCGGCCCGGCGGATGGTCAGCGAAGACGTCTCAGTGCGAGGCATGTCGAAAGAGGACGAAGAGATGAGCGAAGGAAAGCGCGGCGGTTACTCCGGGAGCGGCGACGGGTCGACGATGGGACCTCCGGCGAAGCATCCGCCGGCGGCTCCGTTACACCGAACGGATTGCGACGAATGCTCGCGATTGAAGGACGCGATAGCGGGATACGAAGCCAAGGTCGGGGACTTCGCTCTCGAGACGCTTCGGGCATCGAATCTTCAAGCGAGACTCGACCGGGCGGAAGTCGTGATCGAAGAGGCGCGTAAGACGTGGGATCAACTCGACAGCGAGTACCGGGGCGTCACGTTCGCGGAGCTTCGTCTAGCGATCGATGCCTACGACGATCCGGAGACGAACGAAGCGCTCGTCTCTCAGGTAGCCAAAGCTCGGCGATATCCGACAGTCGAACAGGGGCCGGAAAGTTTTTCCGACAATTTGTCCAGGTAGTTGCATTGGGCCGTAGCCACCTGATACGGTCATCACTAAATCGGCCGTCGTGTGTGAAAGCGCACGGCGGCTGAACCGCGTCCGAGGCTAGATGCGTCGAGAGATCGACGCTCGCCTCGGCGCTCAGGACTCACCCTAGAAGGAGGGTCACCCTCCTTTGGGATGGCGGAAGATTTTTCGCTTACTCGCTCACACGTTCCGGGCGAATGCCGATCGAAAGGTCACCGCGTGCCACTACCTCGACGTTGTCACCGTTGCCGGCGAAGGCTTCCGTATGGCGGACGTTGTCCGTGCGCCGACGCAGATAGGGCCAGTACCCGAGAAAGAGGGTACGCCGGCGGCTGGAAAAGGATTGCGCTCGCGGTCATAGAGCGCGATGGCGGCGTCTGCCGGTATTGCGGCGGCATCGCTACCACAGCCGATCACGTCATCCCGAAGGCGCTCGGCGGCACAGACGACCCGGACAACCTCGTCGCGGCGTGTCAGCCGTGCAACTCGAGCAAGGGCGCTCGAGCCGAGCCGGGCAGGGGGGGCCGGAAACTCTAAGGGGCGCGAGCCTAGTGACCCGTCCCCCGTCGTTCGCACACGGCCGCGAAATTCAAGATGGGTAGGGGGGCTTCCTATCTGTCTTATCGATCTTTGAAGTGGGAGGGTCGTCGCCCCGAAGACGGCCGCAAACCCGAAGCGAGCACGGAGCGGCATAAGACCGCTCGCCGCATAATCGGCCGCGTCAAGCGGACGCTCGACTCTCCCGCTTCTTCCCTTCTCTCGGAGGAACTCATGTTCGCCCCGATTTACGACCTCGACATCTATCGCCAGCGAAAGGAGGACGTCAGATGTCACCCGCTCGCGGCCGACCGCCGAAGCCTCTCGAGGAGAAGCGCCGGACGGGTAACCCTGGCAAGCGTCCTCTCCCCGATCGGACGAAGACGGCGGCGCTCGCTCCGCTCACGACGATTCCGGACGCTCCGGACGCACTAAGGGAACCGGGCCGGAACGCTTGGCTCCGCTTTTGGACGGCCGGCGCGGCGTGGCTCTCGCCCGAAGCCGACAGACTCACCGTCGAGGCCGCGGCGTTCCTCGCCGACGAGGTCGACACCCTCCGGGGCGAGGTCGAGCTTCACGGTCACCTAGTCGAAGAGCCGATCGTTACGGCGACCGGCCAAGTCCTCTCCGAAGTCCGACTCGTCGCTAATCCCGCCGTCGCCATGCTCCGCAAGGCGGAGGAGCGACTTTCGAAGGAGCTTTCCGAGCTTGGCTTCACTCCCTCTGCGCGAGCGCGACTCGGCCTCGCCGAAGTCAAGCGCCAATCGAAGGTCTTCGACCTCCTCCAAAAGCAGGCGCAGCACACGGCCGACCAGTAGCGACCCGTGGGGCGGTCACTCTCCGCTCTACGTGTCGCCGGTCCCCGAAGCCGACGTCGAACGCGGTGACGGCGAGCTTGTGTGCGAGCGGATCGAAGCACTTTGCACCGTCTCAAAGGACGGTTTCGGAGCGAAGTCCGGCGAGCCTTTCAGACTCCGGATTCATCAGCGCCGACTACTCGGCGAACTCTTCGCTCGACGTCCCGACGGACGCCGGAATCACCGTGAAGCGCTCATCGGTCTTCCTCGAAAGAATGCGAAGTCGGGCCTCGGCTCGGCGCTCGCTCTCGACGGCCTTCTCTTCGATTGCATGGGGGCCGAGGTCTACAGCGCCGCCGCCGAAAAGGAGCAAGCGCGGATCGTCTTCGGCGAGACAAAGCGGATGGTCGAGGCCGAGCCGGACCTTCTCGAAGTGTGCCGGCCGTTCAAGGACTACATCGAAGTCCCCGAGACGAATTCGATCTACCGGGTCCTCTCCGCCGAGGCGTACTCAAAAGAGGGACTGAACATCTCGCGGGCCGTCATCGACGAGCTTCACGCTCACCCGACCGACGACCTCTACGACGTCCTCACTCTCGGTTCGGCCGCTCGGCTCGACCCGCTCATCATCTCGCTTACGACCGCCGGCGTCATGCGCGACACGACCGGAAACGACTCGATTTGTTACCGGCTCTATCAGTACGGCGTCCGACTGGCGAAGGGCGAGATAGCGGACTCGAGCTTCTACTTCGCATGGTGGGGCGCTCCGGACTACTACCCGGACCGGCTCGACGAGAACGGTAACCCGGTCCCGATCGACTACCGCGACCCCGACGTGTGGGCTTCAGCTAATCCGATGTTCGGCGACCTCATCGACCCGGAAGACCTCGAGTCCCGAGCGAGGAAGACGCCGGAGAACGAATTCAAGACGAAGCGGCTCAACATGTGGGTTAGCTCACGGTCGCCGTTCCTTCCCGCCGGCTCATGGGATGCACGGGCGGACTCGAAGCGAGTCGTCGAGGAAGGCTCGAAAGTCGTCCTCGGCTTCGACGGGTCCCGAAGTGGGGACTCGACCGGACTCCTTCTCGTCACTGTCGACGACCCGCCGCACTTTCAAGTGCTCGGCGTGTGGGAGAAGCCGGAAGACTCCGCTCCCGATTGGCAGGTCCCGCGGGCCGAAGTCCTCGACCTCATTCGGGACACTTGCCGGACCTACGAAGTCCCGGCCGTCAAGGTCGACGCGTACCTCTGGCTTACCGAGATGCAAGACCTCGTCGCCGAGGGCATCCCGATCGAAGCGGTCACTCAAACCGGCTCCGTCATGGTCCCGGCGACTCAACGTCTCTTCGAAGCGGTCACCGGAAAGCGTGTGACGCACGGCACCGGCCCGCTCGATAAGGCGCTCGATCGACATCTCGAGAACGCAACGCTCCGCCGCACGACGGCCGGAAATCAACTCGCAAAAGAGGCGAAGGAATCGCCTCGGAAGATCGACCTCGCGGTGTGCGCGGTCATGGCACTCGACGCACGCGACCTACTCGCGGAAGAAGAAGGGACACCGAACATATGGTGAAGCGCTTTCGCACGACCGCCTCGAAGTTTGTCGAGGCAATCCGCACGAAGACGACTCAGACGAAGGAAATCATCGTCGAGGTCGTCGCTCTCGGCTCAGTTGTCGCCGGCATCGCTCAGATTTACCGACCGGCGGCGTACATCGTCGCCGGCGCGACCGTCATCTTCGCTATCGAGCGCCAGCCGGAGACGTCGAAGTAATGGCTCGCCTCTTCGGGGGCGTCGAGCGTCGAACGAATCCCTTCGAAAGTCCGTCGATACCGCTCACCGATGCGGGACTCCTCGACTTCTTCGGAGGGACACCGACCGACGCCGGCGTACCGATCAACGAACAGACGGCACTCAAATTCTCGGCAGTTTGGCGGGCCGTTTCTCTCCTCTCCGGCCTCGTCGCCGGGCTTCCGCTGAAGACGTACCGATATTCGGACAAGTCCGAAGTCCTTCTCCGGCCGCTCTTCCGGCCGAGCGCGGTCGCAACGCCTTTCGAGCTTTGGGAGCAAGTGATGTTGCATCTCCTCCTTTGGGGGAATGCCTACGTTCACAAGGTCCGGAACTCCTACGGCTCTATCGTCGAGCTTCGACCGATCCACCCGTCGCGAGTGAAGCCGGACGTCATCAATCCCGACACCGACTCCGACGTGAACGCCGGGAAAATCTTCGTCGTCACTGACAAGAACGGTCAGAGTCACCCGTACACGACCTACGAGATCATGCACATTCCGGGCATGGGCTACGACGGGATTCAGGGACTCTCGCCTATTGCGATGGCTCGTCAGTCGATCGCCATCGGTCAAGCGGCCGACACGCTCGCGGCGAAGTTCTACGGGAATGGGACGCTTCTCTCCGGCATCTTGACGACCGACCGGGTCCTTCAGCCGGAGCAAGCGGACGCGCTCAAGACCCGTTGGCGCGAGAAGATGGCCGGCCTTCGACACGGTCACGACATCGCCGTGATGGACGCCGGGACGTCGTTCGTTCCGATCCAAATCCCGCCGGACGATGCTCAGTTCCTCCAAACCCGACGGTGGCAGGTCATCGACGTTGCTCGGTGGTACGGCCTACCGCCGCACCTTCTCTCCGACGTCGAGAAGTCGACCTCATGGGGAAGCGGGATCGAGCAACAGAACATGGGCCTCGTCACCTTCACTTTGAAGGCGTGGCTCACCCGGATCGAACAGCGCGTGACGTGGGAAGTCGTCGAGCCGACGACTCAGTACGCCGAATTCCTCGTCGAGAACTTGCTTCGTGGCGACGCCGTCGCACGGGCGACGTTCTACGGCATGGCGATTCAGTGGGGATGGATGACGCGTAACGAAGCGCGCCGGAAAGAAAACCTCGAGCCGATCGACGGCCTCGACGAGCCGCTTACGCCTCTGAATATGGGGATCGGCGTCTCGACGGAGATTCCCGTCGCCGGAGCCGGAAAGCCGGCGCTCGGAGATGGCAGCGGGTCGGCGGATGACGACGACCCGGACGATGACGACGACACCGACCCGAACTCGCCCGACGCGGGCAAACAGTCGAAAGCGAAGTGAAATGACGATCACCAAAACCCGACCGAAGCGCGTCCGCCGTCAGTCGGTGACCGCCTCGGCACCGTTCGAAATGCGGACCTTCGAGGCTCGCTCGATCTCCCTCGACTCCGAGTATCACTTCGTCGGCCACGCCGCGACGTTCAATCAGCGGACGGCGATCGGGAACCCGCTCACTTACGGTTTCTACGAACAGTGTGCGCCGGGATGCTTCTCGAAGTCGCTCGCCGACAAGGCGGACGTCCTCTTCACTCAGCAGCACGACCCGACGAAGGTTCTCGCTCGAGTGTCGAACGACACGCTCCGGCTAGCGCAGGACGCGACCGGCCTTGCCGTCGATTCCGATTGGGCACCGGTCAGCTACGCCGACGACCTCGTCATCTTGATCGAGCGCCGTGACATCTTCGGAATGTCCTTCCTCTTTCAGTGCGTACAGGACCGATGGACGATCGAGACGGTCGAGCTTTCGGACGGTACGACGGCCGACGTCGAGGTCCGGACGCTTCTCGAAGTCAAGCTCATCGACGTTTGCGTCACGGCGAATCCCGCCTACGCCGGCACCGAAGCGAGCATGAGAGACGCCATCTCCGCGGCCCGTGAAGCTCAGGCGCTCCGATCGAAGGAAGTGCTCGAGGCTCCGGCTTCGAACCGTCTCCGGTCGATCGGCCTTGCGATCACCGAAGGACGCAGCCTCACCGACGAAGAGGCGGAGGACTTGTCCCTCGTCCTCTCGCTCGTCGCCGCAGCGGATGACGCGGTCGACGCCGCACAGCCTCTCATCGCCGGGATTCTCGGAGTACCGAACCCGGACGAAGACCCCGCACCGACGATCGTCGACGAGCCATCGGCCGACGACGACCCCGAACTCCGATCAGCGGAGCCGCCCGACGACGGCACTCCGACCCGCAGTACCGACCAAGACGAGCCGCGGACGCACTCGCTAACGGTCGCCGAACTGGCGAGGCGCGGTCGCGCACTCGCCGCATTCCACGGCATCTCCGCCGATGAACGAAAGGACTCGATTTAATGAGCGCACTTACGAAGAGGCTCCGCGAGGAGCGCGCAAACGCGTGGTCGAACATGACCGCGATTACCGACCTCGCCGAGCGCGAGGGCCGCGAACTGACCAGCGAGGAGCGGTCGAAGTGGGATGAGATCGAGGCTCGCATCTCGACTCTTTCCGGTGACATCGACCGCATGAACCGCGAGTCCGAGCTTGAGGCGCGCATGTCGGCGGACGCTCCCGTCGACGACCCGACGCTTCGCCCGACGACCGTCCTCCCGACCGACGAGGAGACGGAGGAGCGGGTTTCCCGCGCCTTCGAGAACTTCGTCCGCTTCGGCATCGAGGGACTTCAGCCGGAGGAGCGCTCGCTTATGCGTGGGCGTCACCGTCGGCCCGGAGCCGTCGAAGGTCGTGCTCAGTCGGAGGGAACGAACTCCGCGGGTGGCTACCTTGTCCCGTCCGGGTACTGGCGGCGCATCTCCGAAGTCCTGAAGGCTTACGGCGGACTCCTCGGGGTCGCCAACGTCATCGAGACTTCGACGGGTCAGCCGCTCCCGTGGCCGTCGAACGACGACACGTCGAACGCCGGGCACATTCTCGGCGAGAACACGCAGGTTTCCGAAACCGACGTCACGATCGGTCAAAAGACGCTGAACGCCTACACGTACACGTCCGACCTCGTCCTCGTCTCCCTCGAGCTTTTGCAGGACACCGCGTTTGATCTCGACGCGTGGCTCCCGAAGAAGCTCGGTCAGCGGATCGGCCGCGCCGTGGCGAATCACCTCGTCAACGGCACCGGCTCGTCTCAGCCGACGGGAATCCTCAACTCGATCACGACCGGGAAGACCGGCGCATCGGGTCAGGTTTCGACCGTCATCTACGACGACCTCGTCGACCTCGAGCACTCCATCGACCCGGCCTACCGCGCGCTCGGTAACTGCCGGTACGCGATGAACGACCTGACGCTCGGAGCGATCCGGAAGCTGAAGGACTCGCAGGGTCACCCGTTGTGGAACCCGTCGCTCGTCGACTCCGCTCCCGACCTCTTGCTCGGCTACCCGGTCCTCATCGATCAGGCATTCCCGAACATGGCCGCGAGCGCCAAGTCGATCGCCTTCGGCGACTTCGAAGCCGGGTACGTCGTGCGCCGGGTGCTCGACATGCAGATGATGCGTCTCGAGGAGCGGTACGCCGACTACTTGCAGGTCGGATTCTTCGGCTTCCTTCGCCTCGACGCGAAGCCGGACGACGCAAACGCCGTGAAGTCATACGTCAACGCGGCGAGCTAGTTCGGACGGCGTCTGACGCCGCTTAGAAGTTTCACCCGAGGGGATCGGCGGAGATGCAACAACGCTCCGCCGGTCCCTTCGGTCTTTTCCGCACGAAGTCACGAAAGGAGGCGTCTGTATGGACGCCATCGCATCCCCGAGTCGTAACGCCGACGGCTCGTCGAAGAATCCGGGCGCGGCGATTCTCGTCGACGTCGAGGACTTCGCCGAGGCCGCAGCGCGTCAGATTCAGTCCGTCGCACACAGCGTCGGCGACTTCATTTCGATCGAAGAGGCACGCGTCCGCGCCGCCGCCGAGATTGTCCACCGCGACGGCGAAGCGGTCGCTCACGTCGCCGAGGCGGTCGCTCCGAACGAAGCGCCGGCCGTTGTCGCCGAGGTCGAGAAGGTCGTCGAGGCCGCGGCTCCGGTCGTTGCCGAGGTCGCTCCGATCGTCGAGAACGTCGTCGCCGACGCCGCGCCAGTTGTCGAGGCGGTCGCCGCCAATGGCATCTAGGCCGAAGACCCGGCGGGTCCGCTTTCTCGTCGACGTCTCCGGCGGATGGTCAAAAGGTGCCGAGGTCGATCTTCCCGTCGCAGACGCGAAGAAGTGGGCCGACGGCGAGCGCGCCGAGTACGTCGAAGCTGTCGAGGGGTAGGTAGATGTCCGGACTGACGCAAATCGTCTCGCTTGCCGAGGCCGAAGCGGAACTCAACATGACCGCGACGCCGGCCGACGGAGGGACGAAGCTCCAAGGCTTCATCGACGCCGCATCCGTCGTCATCGAAGACATCGTCGGTCCGGTCATTGCCCGCACGACGACGGAGATTCGAGACGGTGGCGACGTCTCGATCTTCCTTTGGCACGCTCCCGTCATCAGCGTGACGACGATCGTTGAGACGATCGGGATCACTACCTACACCCTCACGAATCAGCCGGTCGGAGCCGCCGTCGACAACTACGGCTTCTCGATCGACGATCCGAGGGTCGGACGCATCACTCGTCGGAGCGCGGGGTCGTCGGCATTCCCGTTCTTCAAGAACACGGGGAATGTCTCGATCACCTACGTCTACGGACGGACGTCGCTCGCAATCACCGACGGTTTCGACGGGCCAAACATTCGGCTCGCAACCCTCAAGCTCATTCGCCACATGTGGGCGCAGGAACAGGGGAACCGGCCGACCTTCGGGGACCCGGCGGCGGAGCCGATGACGAAGACGCCTTCGGGATTCCTCGTCCCGAACTCGGTCAAGGAGCTTTGCCAGCCGTCCCTACGTGACCCGGTCTTCTCATAGTGTCCTCGACTTACTCGAAGATTCCGGACGTCATCGACTATCTCGTCTCTAACTTCACGACGGCCGTTCACGCGCTCGATCCGACGATCACTGTCGGCGACGGCTTTCCCGGCCCGGAAGATGGTGGTCAGGGACTCTCCCGCATCATCGCGGTAGGCGGCACGATCAATCCGGTCGCCGACGGTGAGGACACGCCGAAGGTGCTCGGACTTCGCTACCTCGACGAAGACTTCGAAATCCCGATCACGATCTCGTCATTCACCGGCGACGCGACCGACAAGCCGGCTCGAGATGGCGCATTTGCGCTCTACGACGTCGCCGTCGGAGTGCTCGCGACCGACCCGACACTCGGCGGCATCGTGCGTTGGTGCATCCCGAAGAAGGTCAGCGTCAAAGGCTCCGACGGAGTTACCGCCGCGGCCGGACGAACCGTCACCGTCACATTCTCGATCCGGATTAGCGACCGGGTCCCATTCAATCCGCCCGCCTAATAACGGAGGTTTTCAAACCGTGGGTACATACCGAAACGAACATCACGAAGCGCTCAAGGTTTCCGTCCTCGGCGGACGAATTGTCGAGCCGGGAGCCGAATTCACCGTCTCCGACGACCTCGACATCTACTTCGCCGTCGACGAGCAACCCGAGACGGACGAAGCAATCGCGAACGGCTCAGTCGTGGCGCGGGATGACGAGGGGAACCCGATCCGAGTCGGCTTCTCGCACCCGTACATGACCCGAGTCGACGTCACGAAGCCGAGCGCTCCGCCCGCACCGACACCGACTTCGCCGGCGGCTCGGCCCGTCCCGGCAACCGCACCCGCCGCGCCAGCGGCACCGACCGACAGCACGCCGGCGTCGCCGGCGGCTCAGTAAGGAGCCTCACTCATGGGAATTCCCTCGGGACTTGGCGCGACGCTCGGCGTCGCCGACGAAAGCACGGTCGGGACCTATGTCGCCCCGACGCGCTTCTACGAATTCGAGTCCGAAGGCTTCGAACTGAAGAAGAAGACGGTCGAGTCGAAGTCGCTCCGCGGCGCTCTCTACAAAGAGGCGCGTCGCCGGGCTTTCGTCACTCGCACCGTCGACGGAAAGCTCGCGCTCGAGGTCACCGACAAGGGCATGGGCTTTTGGCTTAAGCACATGCTCGGGTCCTATGCGGCGACGGCCGTTCAAGTCGGCGGCACGGCCGCATACCTCCAAACGCACGTCCCCGGAGCGCTCCTCGGACACTCCTTCAGCGCGCAAAAGGGCGTCCCGACGACGTCCGGGTCGATTCAGCCTTTCTCCTACAACGGATGCAAGGTCACCGAATGGGAACTCGACATCTCCGCCGGCGAGCTTGCGAAGCTCTCGCTCACCGTCGACGGATGGAATGAGTCGACATCGCAGGGATACACGGCGGCGACCGAGCCATCGACCATCCCGTTTCACTTCGGCGAAGCGGCGGTCACGATCGGTGGCACGCTCTCGACGGCGTCCGGCATCACGTCGATTTCTGGCGGCTCGACCTCGGCTCTCGTCCGGTCGTTTAAGGCGAAGGGCACGAACCCGCTCAAGACGGACCGCTACAACCTCGGAAACAACGG